GGTAAAAAAGCCCCGTTTTTTGGGTAGTTAGTGATGCTTTTTCTTACTTGACAGCAACCTCATGGCCTCAAATTACAGTGACGTTTTAGCGCAGATGCAGGATTTCGGGCTGGTTGTCGCTAGCCTTGAAGTTGGACGCATGCAGCGATGCAAAGTCCAGGGCGATCGAGAGAAGCGCGGTTGGTACATCCTGCATGAAATCTCCCTATCTGGAGGCGATACTGTCCTGGTCGGATCATATGGGATCTGGCAAGGTGCCGAAAACAACGCCCAAAAGGTCGAGCTGAACAAGGTTGACCTAAGCACCGAACAAAAAGAAGCCATCCGCATTAGGATGGCTGAAGACAAAAAACGCGCAGATGCCGAGCAAAAGCGTCGAGCCGAACGCGCAGCGCTCCAGGCCGATCGCGCCTGGCGCAAGTTGGCGGAAGATGGAAGTTGCGATTATCTGATCCGTAAGGGTGTCGGTGCATTTGGGGTAAGGTTCAGCCCCAATGGCGCCATGGCCATCCCGATGCTGGATATTTCGGGCCGTATCCACGGCTTGCAGTTCATCCTCGACAAAGCCAAGCAAAAAGACCTTATCGAAAAGCACAACGGCCGAGACAAACAATTCTGGCCGGTCGGCGTAGCCAAAAAATCCCACTTTCACCTGATTGGCAGCCCAACAACCCTGCTGATCATCGCCGAAGGCTACGCCACGGCCGCCAGCCTGCACACCGCGACCGGCTTCCCGGTCGCTGTCACTTTCGATGCCGGCAATCTCTCATCCGTTGCCCAGGCATTGAAAAAGCGCTATCCCAAAGCGCAGATCCTGATTGCTGCCGATGACGATGCTTTCGGCAAGTGCAAACACTGCCAATCTCCGGTCAACGTCAACCAAGGAGCCAACTGCCCAGCCTGCGAACAGCCACACGGCCGCAAAAATGCCGGTGCCGGATATGCAGAACTGGCGGCACTGACCGTAAACGGCCGCTTCATATTGCCAAAATTCGCCGACGAAGCCGCCAGATTTGACCATTACGCCAAAAACCAAGGAAAACTCACCGATTTTAACGACCTTCATCATGAAGATGGCCTGCACACGGTAAGAACCCAAGTTGAGGACGCTTTGGAGCGCTTTGGCTGGCGGTCGCTCATCACGACGCGGGCGGAAGCCAAACAGGGTGGCGGGGAAAACAAAGTATTACGCCCCATCGACACCACTGATGAGCTGCTGCAGCGGTTTTCGCTGGTCTACGGCAAGTCGGGGACAGTGTTCGACCATCAAGAGCACATGCTGGTCACGCTCTCGGACATGCGCGACGTCTGCCTGTCGCGAGAAACCCATCGCCGCTGGCAAGAATCACCGCAGCGCAGCATAGTGCGCCCGGAAAACGTCGGTTTCGACCCTGCAGGCGAAGATGAAAACATCACCTGTAATCTCTGGGCGGGATGGCCGACAGTACCTAAGGCCGGAAATTGCGAACAACTGCTATCACTGCTCTATCACATGTGCAGCGGCGAACAAAACAGCATGGATCTAGCTAAGTGGGTCATCAAATGGTTGGCCTATCCACTGCAAAATCCAGGCGCCAAAATGCGCACGACACTGGTGCTGCATGGCCCACAAGGCACCGGTAAAAACCTGTTTTTCGAGGCCATCATGATGATTTACGGCTGTTATGGCCGGGTAATCGACCAATCGGCCATCGAGGATAAATTCAACGACTGGGCCAGTCGCAAGCTGTTTCTGATTGCCGACGAAGTCGTGGCCCGATCGGACCTCTACCACGTCAAAAACAAGCTGAAGGCCTTTATTACTGGGGAATGGATCCGCATCAACATCAAAAACATGGCGGCCTACGAAGAAAAAAACCACGTCAATCTGGTGTTTCTCTCCAACGAACGCATGCCGGTGGTCATCGAAGAAGACGACCGACGACATTGCGTGATCTGGACGCCACCCAAAAAAGACCCGAATTTCTACCAAGCCATAGGCGCCGAAATCGCCAATGGCGGCATTGCCGCACTGCATGACTGGCTGATCAACATCGACCTGGGCGATTTCAACGAACACAGCAAGCCGCCGATGACGCAAGCCAAGGAAGAACTGCTCAACTTGGGCAAGGATTCAATCCTGCGCTTTTACGACGAATGGCGCGGCAATGAACTGGACGGTATTCCCAACGTGCCGGTGCTGACTGAGGACATTTACGACCTTTACCGTTACTGGTGCGGCAAGCAGGGCGTCAAGCCGTCGCCGCTGAATCGTGCCATTGACATGCTAACTAAGCGCCCAGGCATGCGTAAAGAGCGCAAGCGCTTTCTCAATGGCAGCAAGCCCAGCAACCCAAAATTCTTCATGTACCCACCCAATGTGCAGGAAATGAATCCAGGAAACAGCGAAAGCGGCTGGCTGGGTAGTTGCGTCGAAGAATTCAGAACGTCACTAAACGAATACAAAGGGCGATCTTATGCTGAATAGTTGCCTAATAGTAAATAATGGTGTGCAGGGTGTGCAGGGTGTGCAGGGTAGAAATTTGCGTACCCTGCACAGCTGCAAGCCTTGTGTGGCGTGGCTTTGCGGACAGTTGTGCAGGGTGTGCAGGGTCTACGTACACGGGTGCGCGCGTACAGCAAAAAAATATCAACTCCAAAAAACCAAATCCCTCGCGCGTATATATAGACCCCTGCACACCCTGCACACCCTGCACAGCCTTACTCCCGCGTGGCCTGCAGCTGTGCAGGGTATTTTTCGCACCCTGCACACCCTGCACATCACCCATTTTTTAAAAAAAATGAAGAAGATTGTTTGTGGTGAAGAGAATGCCAAGGCCTTTAGCCAAGAATTGAAAACCAACTGCCCGGCTTTTTTTGACCTGGCTAAAGCGCTTTATGCCGCTGGCATGATTCCAGGCCTTCGTGGCGCCACCTTAACCACCGGCACGGCAAGCGAAATGGCAGAACTGGCGGAGCAAGTTGCCGCCAACAGCGCCGCCGCAGTCACAGAACACAGAACTTGCCAGCAATGCCGTCATTGGTCGATGGATAGGGCAGGGGATGGTACCGGCATTGGTCAATGCCATGCGGACAACGCCGGTCGCTTGCATTGGCCTGGACAAATTGCCTGCAAACGCTTCGAGGTCATCGCATGATCGGATCAGCAACCAAGCATCAATATCGCCAAACGCTGGCTGGATTATCGATCAGCATGCTGGAAGCAATGGAAAAGCAATTCATTGCCGACCAAAGCTCAGCCAGCAAAAAGCTGGATGCGGTTCGCAAGGAAATCAAGCAACGTCGCAAACAAGGAGATGGACAATGACAATCTGGCAAACTACCGAACCACCAAGCGACGGCAGCGCCTTCTTGGCGGACATTGGCTATCCGTGGCCAGTGCTTGCAGCATGGAATGGCTGTGATGATGTTTATGTGTATGCCAACCTGCAGGTCGGGATGGTCGATGGTGTCTATAACGACACGTATTTCGAAACCGAGTCCGAGTCAAAAACAGGCGTTAAGCGTTGGATGCCTCTGCCGGAATTGCACAAATGACCGCCATCACCCAATCCGCCTTTGCCAAACGCATCGGTACCAGTCGTCAGCACGTCAGCCAGCTGAAAGACAAGGGCATGCTGGTGATGGCTGGCAAGCTGGTGGATGTTGAGGCCTCCATCCAACGCATGGAAGAGTTCAAAGACCCAGCCAAGCAAGGTGTCGTCGAGCGTCATGCCGATGAACGGTCTCAGAAGCAGGGTGCGGATCCACAATCCGAAAAAGCAGCGGGCATCACCTACCAAAAAGCCAGGACAACCAAAGAACACTATGCCGCCCTGCAGGCGCAAATCGCCTACGAAAAAGAAATCGGCCTGCTGTTGGTCGCCGACGAGGCCAAAGCCGCCGTGGCCGACGGCGACGCCATCATCCGCAACCGTCTGGAATCATTGCCGGATGTCCTGGCGCCGCAACTCGCTGCCGAAACCGACGAACAAAAAATCCGCTCGATATTGTTTGATCAGGTTGAGCAGCTGCTTAGCGAGTTGTCTCGTAGTTTTTATGGGATGGCCAAATGACTGGTAATGAACAGGAGGTAATGAATGAGCTGGCTCTTTTCGCAGGCGCTGG